TGCTTTACGCAAGGCAATAACCTCATCTAGTGTAATATGTATTGTGTATATTTTATTTTTCATATTCCCTCCAGTTTAAATATGCTTTATATCCTCCCTCTGCCCCGAAATCGGGGAAGAGAAAGAATTTCACGCAATTAGCGATCATCAGTAAAGCTTTAATCATCTTTATATCTTTAATAGTCCTTTTTTCCACTTCAAGAAATCATCTTCCCACTTATCAACAAGAGCAGACAACCCAAGCCACTCATCCAAGTTATCGTCATAATACTTAAGGCAATCCACGTCCTCATTCCAAGTTTCCCAACACAAGAAGCCCATTTCCCCGCTGTCGTGTTGAAATTCAACAACGCCTTCAATTTCGACTTTATTAAATGTATCTATAACTTTGTTGATGTCATATCCAAATGGCACAATAAACTCATCACAGTCATAATTTTCTAATTCTTCAGCACTATAACGGAACTCAATTTTTCTTGATTCTGCTTTTTTCAATATTTCTACTAATAGATTTTCCATTACTTCACCCCCAAACAATCATTAAAGCCAACAACATAAGAAAGCATTTCCTTTTTAGAATCAAATCTTTTTATGTCTGTTTCTGCTGTGGAGTGTAATCTGATTGTGATGCTGTGATTGTCAAAATAGACACCCTCTATTTCGTTTGGCTTATAATTATTAAAACCATTTTCTAAAATATAGCGTGTAAAATTTTGACATTGCCAAGCGTAATAATATTTATTTGAGCCAGAAAGACGCACATAAATATTTTGTTTATTTCTTTTGAACTCTTGCTCCCTTTCATTGTGAAAGCGTGTTCTCATTTGTTCTAATGTTTCCATATTGTTAACCTCCTTTATTGACTGGGAGAGAATTCATATACGCTTTAACAGTAGCGGTTATTTTTCTCTCTAATTTACAAATTTCTGAACCAAGATTATTTTCGTAATAATAATCCCAATTATGTTGATAATGATATTCATGTTTATCAATTTGCAGTCTGCAAACTAAAATAAACATATGTGCTTCAATTCCTGTAATCATCTATACCTCCATTGATTAAGTAATTAAATGTATACATTACATGACACATGAACAGAATGCAAGAACTAAATAATAAAAAGATTAAATTAATTTATGATCTTAAATAATAAATATTCCAGGGGCTTCATTCGGGGAAAGAAAAAAGAGGGCAACAATTAAAGCAACTACACATCTAAAGAATAGATATATATAATAAAGAGAGACACTAAGAGAGGTTATTAATTATGAGCATTAAAGGTAAATCACTTAACCAACGCTACGCCGAATTCGTCCAACATTTTATGAGGACAAAGAACGCCACGGAGTCCGCCAGATTGTGCGGATACTCTGAAAGGTCTGCAAGTAATATAGCTTATCGATTGATGAGAAAAGATGAGATAAAAAAAATGATTGCATTTGAGCAAGAAAAGACCCAAGAAAGGCATTTAAAAGAGCATGAGGACATCATAGAACGCTTAAAAGAGGAAGCCCTTGGAGATGTAGTAGGACACACAGGCGGAAGCCGTATCAAAGCACTAGAGCTGTTAATGAAATACTATGGAATGATAGACGAAAAACAGAAATTAGAGGTTAATATGCAAGAAAGCGGATGGTTCGAAAGCTTAGATTTTCTAGAAAAAGAATCCCCTCATTAAGGTGATACTCTAAAAAGCCCAATATATGCATAAATACAGGCATACAGACAAATATGGGGGAGTGCTGGACACGGCTACACCTATATATATACATCCTATATCCCCCCATGACCTTAGGGGGGGTATGTAATTTTGGAAGTCCAAGTTGAAAAAAATAAAATTTCAAAAATTATAAAAACCTTCAAAACGAATCTACCTCTTTATGCAGAACATTGTCTAAAGATTATAGACAAACAAGGTAATTTAATTCAGTTCAAATTCAACGAAGCACAAAGATTATTAGACAAGATGATTAATGAGCAATATTCTCATCATGGTAGGGTGAGAATGCTCATCTTAAAGAGTCGTCAGACGGGTATTTCTACCTATTGTCAGGCACGAGGTTTTTGGAAGACAAATACTGAGCAGAATCAGAATGCGGTAGTAGTATCGCACTTGAATGAATCAACCAAAGCTATCTTCAGTATGGTCAAGAATTTTTATGATAATTTACCGCACCCAGTCGTAACTCCAGAGCTCAAAGAATCAACCAGCAACTCAATGGCATTTACCCACGGATCTCGGTGGAGGATTGCTACAGCCCGGACAGGGGAGGTTGGTCGTGGTTGGACTACTAACTACTTACACGGTTCTGAGGTAGCTTTCTATCCCAATGCGGATATTATCCCTGGGTTACTTCAAACCGTGCCAGAAGCTGAGTCAGAAATATTATTAGAATCTACCGCCAACGGAGCAGGTGGTTGGTTCTATGATGCTTGCATGAGGGCACTGCGGGGAGAAGGAGAGTGGGGCATATGTTTTATCCCTTGGTTTATGATGCCAGAGTATAGTCGTAAAGTAGATCCATACTTTGAGATAGAGCCCGAGGAAGAGGATATCAAAGAGATGTATAACCTTACTAACGAACAAATCATGTTTCGTAGACTGAAGATTCAAGAACTGGGTGGTGAGGATTTGTTTAGACAGGAATATCCTTCTACCCCCCAAGAAGCGTTTCTAACAACAGGCAGACTGTTTGTTGAGCCAAAGTTTATAGATCAAGCAGCCGTAGAGTGCTATACACCAGTGGGTAGGTATGATGTGCGTGAGCATGAGTTTATAGAACATGAAAGAGGGCTATTAAAAATTTTCGAGAATCCAAAGGATTCTCTAAGATATTGTATTGGTGTTGATGTTGCGGAAGGTTTAGAGCATGGCGATTACTCTTGTATTCAGGTATTAGACCACATGGGTAATCAAGTCGCCACTTGGGCAGGTCATGTTGACCCGTTTGACCTCGCTAAGATCGTAGCAAAGGTTGGACATTTTTATAACAAAGCTTGGACATTGATTGAAAGAAACAATCACGGTCTAACTACGATTAGAAAAATACAAGAACTTAACTATCCAAACCTCTATGTTGAACAAAGTGTAGACGATGCGTATGTAGATAGATTAACTAGGCGTGCAGGTTTTTTAACAACAAGCAAGACAAAGCCTTTAATTATTGATAACTTAGTACATTTACTACGCCAAGGAGAAAGTGGTATAGTAGACAAAGAGCTTATAGATGAGCTACGAACTTATGTCGTAGACGCTAGAGGCATAACAAACGCCCAGCCAGGTTGTTTTGATGATAGAATAATGGCATATGCTATTGCCCTATTTGGATTAAATAGTATGCCAAGAAAACATAGGCAAAACTTCCGCAGGGTGAAGAAACAATTTTTTTAGACTATGGACAAAGAACTAGGACCAGAGGGAATATCCGCAGCGGTAGACCCAACTGAGGAGGAGCAGGAAGAACTTAATTCGTTAGGTTCTATTCTTAAAGCAAAATATACTGAGTACAAAGATGCTCGTGATAACATTGAAGATGATTGGATTGAGGATCTTAGAGCATTCATGGGTCAGTATGATCCTGATGTTTTATCTAAAATACAGTCCAAAGGTGATAGATCTCAAGTCTATGTAGGGCTTACAAGAACTAAAGTATTAGCAGCTTACTCAAGAATTACCGATCTTTTATTCCAACCAGGACAAGACTTCTTCTCTATTGAGAAGACACCAATATCTAAACAACCAGTTGTAGAGCGTCAGCTTGCCGAAAAAGCTGCCTTAGAAATCCAACAAGCAGCCGAACAAGTAGGCACCGCTGGTCTTGAAGAGCTTGTTATGGCAAGACTACAGGAGCTTACTGAGGAGGTTGAGGAAGAAACAGATCGCAGAGTAGAGAATATGCTACAAGCAATACTGGATCAATCTAAGGAAAGCAACCTAGAACAAAAGATGAAAGATGCCATTATGGAACAAGTTATCTTTGGCACAGGTGCTATGAAAGCTGGGACTCTTAAAGTAGAGAAAGATCATATGTATATGACTAATGAAGAGGGTGTGCCAGAGCTATACATTGAAGAATATCCAATGCCAGAGATGGAAGCTGTGTCTATCTTTGATCTTTACCCAGATCCACATGCTACCTCAGTAAACGATATGCGTGATATTTTTAGACGACATATCATATCAAGAACAGAGTTTAACGCTTTAAAAGACTATCCAGG